GATTTGGTATCTGCTTTTGATTGACGTATTCCTGAAACGGAACCTTCAATCGTTCTGGCAAGATACAATTCTCTACTGTTTGGGGGCGATATCTTTCTGTCCACAGAAGATGTTCCATGAAAACCTTTCACATAAATCATAATAAAATAAAATCAGTCTTTTTGGTTCAGTGTATTAACTACTTCAAGGTACGATTCTTTAACATGCCAATCGGTACCATTGACACCAAAAATAACTGTACGCATCTGTAGTTTAGCATTTTCATCAGGACTAATCAACTCAAATACTGATGCTACAATATCTGAATTGATAGCAATCGATTCACCATCAAATGCTGACGATGCATTTGTAAACATTTTCATTGCCATAATTAAGCCTTTGTAAAAGTAGAACCAGTTTCAGTTGCAATCCAATACTGAATGTTCAATGTTTTGTTTTTAAAATGTGAGATACCTTTAGATGATATCTGAACATCATAACCACCAGCCAACATTTTAAAGTTTTCGGTCTTGAAGAACATGCGATACTTATCACCATTACCTTTAGCAATCTCAAGTGAATCAGTATGTGCTGAACTATTTGCTAAGTCTGTCGTTGTGACAAAGACTGCATCACCGTCAGATTCAACAACAATATTTGGTGAAGAAAGAACATTTGCTGCCCTTAATACCCAATCAAAATCCTCTGCGGATAATTCAAATGAGATTTCAGCCTCAGGCATTGCCAGTGTTTTATCTGGTGCAGCAACGATCAAACCAGCGGCACAGAACCGATACTTAATTTTACTGCGACCTTTTAGACCTGAGATAAGAACATTCTCATTATCAAAATCAAGTGTGGCATCTTCTTTGTGAAGAGATAAAACGGAAAGAAATTCGTTTAGATTATATACACCAAAATCTGCTGGAATTTCTTCATTGATGGTTGCTTCAGCAAGAACATTCTTACCACCAGAGACAGTTTTAATTGTCTTACCTTTTTTAAACATGATGCTCTGATTGATTGAAGCAAAGTTTTTCAGTACATTTAGTGTGTCGTTAGACAGTTTCATAAATTACTCCATAATTAAAATTGTTTTTCACGTACATTTATTATAGTCTACCAGTATACTGTGCAACTGCTGGCATGTTACCAGTGAATGCATAGGTACCGATGTGTTGTGTTTTCATCCATGGACATAGGAAGATTTGACCACCCATCTTACGCCACATCTGACAGAACATATAATCTTCTGATAGGTAACGTTCAGAACCACCACCAACGATAGAGTCAACAGAGTCGATTACTGTATCAAAGTATGCATGAATATAACGTGAGCCATCAAAGTGTGCTTGACCAACATGATCAGGTTTGTATTTGATAGTTGGATACTGTGCTGCCATCTTATCGAATACTTCACGTTTGATCATCATATGACCAGTACCAATTTCCATAACTTCTAATGGTTCAGAAACTTGGAATTGTTGTGTGCCTTTAACAACGTTGAACACATACTCACCAACCAGATTCTCAAGTTCTTTGGGATTCAGGTCTGGATTCTTACGTGCAGTCTCGGCGATGTTATTCCAGTTGATAGATTTCTTAGGGTATGGACCACCAATAACATCTTTATCAAGTGCCATCAGTGCTACAATATCGTTCGGATCAAAATGAATGTCCGAATCGATAAACAACATGTGTGTGAAGTCTGTGCGAAGAAACTCATCGACCAGATAGTTTCGTGCTCTGGTAATAAGTGATTCGTTAAAAAGAAAAGAGAATTTTACTTCTATACCGTAACGCATCATTACGGTTTGTAGATCAAGGCAAGATTTTACATACAGTCCATGTGACATGCCACCATACATCGGTGTCGCAACAAACAGTTTGTTCTTTCTTAATTCTTCAATGTTTACTTGTATTTGCATAATTTATCCATAAAAAAGAGTAGAGACACACAATATATATGTCTCCACTCCACGAAGTTTCAAACTATTTTAGGCAAATGCTTGTGCGCCCATCAACGAATAGGCTGCTGCTACCATTGCACGACTAGGTGTACCCAAGCGGTAGATTGTATGACCGTTCTTGGTTTTGTTTTTGTAGATGCTATAGCCTTCTGCACGAAGTTCGGCAATACGTGCTGGTAAATTTGCTACACCAAAGCGGGTACGTGCCTGACTTTCAGTGATATCTTTACCTGATTTGAAAAACTCAACCAGTTTTTCATTTTGGGATTTAGTTACTGTCATAAAATAACTCCATAATTAGTATCACACAATAATCGAGAGGTGATACATCTCTCTTTAGAATACAATTATGACACAGGCTTGCACCTGTGTCAATGGTTTGAGTGGTAAATGTGAATTAGAAAGGAACTTCTACCGATGGATCTGGTGTTGGTTCTTCTGCTTGACTGATTGTTTCTGGCGTTGCACCAGCATCGATTTTTGTGTACAGATCAAGGAAGGTAACTTTCGTATCAGTATCAAAACGATTTAAGCAGAACTGAATCGCTTTCAGTTTGTTACCGAAGATACCGTAGGTCTTTACGATATGTACCAGACGGCGAGTGGAGATAACCTCATCACAACCACCCTCATCAAAGGTACTACGGATTACTGTAGCCCATGATACCAATTTATCGGCAAAATCTTTATCTTCTTTACCGACAGATTCTAATTCTTTGGCAACAATCTTTTTCTCAACTGCTGCTGGTGCCCATTCTTGTTCAAACGTATTTGGAAAACGTTCAAGGAAGGCTTCGTTCAATACGTTGGTAAACATATAGCGACCATCTTCTGAACCTTTACCTTTAGTATTCGCCGTAGCAAACACGGTAAAGCCTTCAGCGGGTGTAATTAACTCATTCTTTTTCTTTAGTAAGAATGGTTTGCCTTCGAATACACGTTGGAGGCATGACAGGTTATTTGAACCGTAGTCAATCTCATCAATACATAACACCGCACCTTGACGGGCTGCTAGAGTAACTGGACCGTCACGCCATTCCATCTGACCGTTGATCAGAACATAGTTACCAAGCAGATCACCCTCATCGGTATCTGGTGTCATTGATACGCAAACGAATTTACGTTTTGCTTTGGCACAAGCCTGTTCAATGGACATTGTCTTACCATTGCCAGATGGACCAGTAACAAAGACAGGAAAGAACTGATTAGATTGTATGATTGACAATACATCATCAAAGTTGCCAAATGGTACATAGTTGCTGTACTTAACAGGCACCAAATCTTCCATCTCAAGTTCTGTTACAACATTAGCAATACGATTGCCAGGTTTGACTTGAGGTGCTACCATTGGCAATATCTGAGCCGCCATTTGGACGGTTGGTGCGGGCGCTGGAGCAACTTTTCCAGAGGCGTTGGGTACACGATACTGACCGCGGCCAATTCGATTGGTTTCATCTTTGTAGTACCATTGTGGATCAGGAATGCCCAGAGCCTCAGCCATGGTACGCATATCTTCTTTGGTTAGAAAAGGCAGACCTGATGCTGCTGCCGTATCGAGAAACAACTGGCGCTTGGCCGGGATGCTTGACATAATATAAACTCCTATCAACTATTGAAACTTCATTATAAATGGTATCCGACCATTTGTCAAGTGGTCAGATACTTATCAAACTGCTATCTGTGTTATGAATCTTGAAACTAACACACGGTTGATCTGGCGGGTCTTATTGAACTTCAAAAATGCTTTGGTAAGTGTTGCCGTTGTTGCCTTACCGCTTACTTCGAATGTTTCATCCTCAACTGACAGATCAGAACCAGCAGGCAAAATATAGAAAGAATCGTAACCTGTATTTTTTGATTCAAGGTACTTTTCTTTCTTTAATCGCTTCACATACTTTGCAAGAATTTCATTTGCTTCATGATATTTGTGACGGACTGCATTCAAATCATCAGCAAACATACGGCGCTTCAATGCTGCCTTTGCACTAGAGACTGGTGTCAGATAGAAACCAACAATTTTAGTGCCAGTTGTTTTCTGCAACCACTCGCATATACCTTCACGAACATCATCCTCACTAATTCTCAGATTCACTTGCACTTTGTTTTTCTTATCTACTAGAAAAACATTTTGATTGTTAGAATCAAAATACTTTGCTTTCTCAGCATTCTGTGCATTATACCAGCATACAGTATCGGCATCACCGTCATGAACGATTGTGGTATTCACAATGTCAAGATTATTAATACGGCGAAACTCTTTGATGATTGGTTGCAATGCAATCAATGCCTCGGACATTGGTGTATTCGATAATGAATCACACTGTGGACGCATGAATCTACCACGTGAACCGTGACGGTGTGACCATCCATCCATCAAACAAAGAATATTCTTTACTGATTTTGAAAACTCTGAGTTGCTCATTTTAGAATTAATCATCTCACGGAGATAAACTTCTGAGCACCGCAACTCTTTTTCATTCTCACTAAAGCAACCATTATTGAAACTATCATCTCTCTCATTTGGAAAATCCATGTCACGTATCATACGTGCATTACCAAAACCGTATGCTGTAAAAGGAATGTTTACTTTACGGCAGAACAATGCAAGGATAAGAATCTGTTCATATGATGCCGACAGATTATTTGCCATCGAACCAGACTTATCTAATAACAATACCATACCGTGTGATTTGCCTTTTGGTACTCGCATAATCTTTTTGAAAATGTTATCGTCAATCTGGTACTTGTAAACTTTGTTTACGTCAATGTCACCAGTCTCGGATACTTTTGCTTTGGCAAACTTGGACGCTGCTTTACGCATTTCAAATTCTTTTGCCAACAATGAAATATAACGTTCATTCTTTTTACGGAACTCGGTGTACAATTCATTTGCACCACTATTGTATGCTACAGTACCTGCTTGAGCGGTAAATGCTTCGGTCAACAATTCTTGGACACGTTTAGCAGGTGTTACAATTCTTTTCAGATTGGGTGTTGGTATATCAATATACACATACTCACGTGCCTTGGCAGCAATCAATGATGATTCATTCTTACGGAAGTTGTCATCAGTCTCACAAGTTGGTTCAAAGTCCTCATCAGTACCGGCAGATTCTTTGCGGCGATTGATGACATCGGTTAATTCATCATCTTCATCATCGCCATCTTCATCATCTTCACCTTCATCACCGCCGCCGTTGCTTTCGGCCTCTTCACCATCTTCATCAAGTTTGGCTTTAGACTTACCATCTTCTTCACCTTCACCATCAGTCTCGGTGTCGCCATTGCCGCTACCTGTTTCAGTATCATCACCGTCACCAGATTCGCCAGCACGATAATCATACTCTTCAGGCAATTCGTTTTGTTGCTGCTCTTCTTTAGAGTAATTCCAAACTTCATTGGTAACACGGAGAACATCATCCCATGTTTCACATTCTTTAACGTTTTCAATCATCACTAATTCTTCATCAGTGAATCGAATGTCCATTGTATAACCAGACTTGGAAAAAATATTCAGTCTGTCAATGAATGACATTGTATCAACATTACGACCAGACAGACCGAAAAAATCACGCTTCATTAATTCATCATAACCTTTGATGAATGATGACCGTAGACCTGGATAACGGCGCTTCTGGCGTTTCTCAATACGTGCATCCTCAACTACGTTTAAGAACCCTTTATAGTTCTTACCCATAGAGTGGACTGCATCATGCCAACCGTCAGATGGTGTGTCTAAGGCGTGACCAACCTCATGACCCATCAGTAGGTCGTACAGGTCGCCTGACATATCTTCCCATATAGGGCAGTATAGTACACGATTTTTTGGATCGAATGCTGCTGTAGAAATTTTCTGGTGTTGGATCGTAAGATTCTCAGTAGCCAGCAGTTTGGCTAGACCAGATTTTTGATTTTGAATGTTGCTCATTTGATATCCAATCAACTATTGAACTAATATTGTATCAGAGACCACGACATTTGTCAAGTGGGTTATGAGGTGTGATGGCAACACTTCTGCCAGTATATCTATACCGTAGGTGGATATTGCATTCTTGATATCAAGAATAGCAAATTCGTAATCCATTTCATTTCTGTCAACTAACTCTTGTAACTTTGACATTTTTTCTCCTAATCAATCAATATACGTATTGTCTCATAGGTACCGCAGATTGTCAAGTGTTGTTTTAAAAGAAACTTTCTAGTGTGTTACCAACTCTTTTCCAATATGTCGGTCTATTATTCCAGCAATTCGTTTCCACTTTCTCATAGCCATACTGGCGCATCTTATCATTAAACATAGTGCTCATTATCTTACCAGGATAGATTTTATCTTGGTAAACATAATTATTAAAGTGTCCTATTGCTCTTGAATTAAAAGTATTTGCAATGATAAAGTATTTAGGTTCACAGTTTTGAATCACATCCACCAAATGATCAATAGGATTATAGAAGTGCTCAAAGTATTCTGAGGCAAAAACTAAATCTGTTTTCATCTTGTGGTCGGAAATAATTTTAAAGTTATGTTCTTGACCTAACTCAGTTGCCATTTTATACTGAGCACTCTCTTCTATATTAGTACCATATACATTAGCATTTGGAAATATATCTTTTAGTCCAGCAGTGGTATATCCAAATCCACAACCTAAATCTAATACTGTGTTCACATCAACCATGTCCTGCACAATGCTTTTATTAGACATGGACGTGGTTGATTGAATATCTTTTAAATATCTTCTTGAATATTTAGACCAACACATCCATACTTCACAGAAATAATATGGACTTGAATAAACAGAATAGTCTGGTACATTTGTGGTTAATGATTCATACCATCTATCTTCCAAGAGTTTCATCTCATACATATCTTGGACATCTACGTCAATACCATCATGCGCTTTCATACATGTGAGGGTAGTTCTATATGCCACATCTTGATTAATATCGGCATGCTTGGCACAATTTGCCAAGTATTTTTTAAGTGCTTCTTTCGTGCCCTCTTCTAAAACATTCATGATTTAAAGTCTGTGGCAAATCTCATGCCATAATTGTTGTTACCTTCAGGTATCTTAACATCAGGTTTCAAACGAAGTTCATTCTTCTTGAATGATGAATAGTCAACATAGTGATGCCAACGTTTGTATCTCCATACCATTCTTGCCACATCTGGATGTAGATCGACCAACATCTGTGATTTGTTTCTGGTGCCCTCAGAGTTTACATTCTCAATCCATTTACCTTCATCAGCACCTTCTTTGTGATAGAATTCCTCAGTGTTACCACCCTTAACCGTTTGTGTTGCCGCTTTGCCCTGCAAGAATGCATTGAACTGTATGGTGCAATCACCATCTTTCAATACTTGGAGACAGATATCAGTATCTTCATTATACCTACCACGCCACCTATGCTTACACTTATTATCTATCAACAATGTAGAATAGATACGAGTGTTCTTCACATATGGTGGATATTTACTATTCGGCGCAATAAAAAATCTATACTGAAAGCCAGCGATTGGTACGTTCTCATAACGATCAACAAAATCTTCTGCTGCACGAAAGATGGCACCAGACTCCACACGAACACGTTTATTTTTCTGAAGGCGATAGAAGTCTGCAATATTATCATCAAGTACCCAATGTTTCTCAGCACCAATAGATATAGAATGATCCCAACACCAATTTCTTGCACGACCAGGACCATCGCCATGATTAGAAAACGGTGCAATCAACAAAGTCACATAAGGCCGAATATTAAATTTGTCTAATGCTTTCTCATATAACTCTTCATCTTGTGGTTCGATAGCAATGTAATGAGGCACTTTCATTCTTGCCAACGACCGAGAGGTTAGCATCGACTCTGAACGACCTTTAGATATAATATAAACTGGATGCTTAGGATTGGTCATCTTCTACCCACCTCATCAAAGAATTTGCTTCACGATCCAATGCAGGATGCCAGATTGATTTAGTTTTCTCTGTTAGATTTTGGTCAATAATTTTAGCGAACTCTTCATAGTCCTCTTTGGTACGAAAACTTATAATCAATTTTTTAAATGGAGGGTTATCTTCATTCTCAAACTCAGGCATACCTTTCCAATGTTTTGTCCACTCAGCATTGTTGGTATCTACACCATCCTCATCCGATTCATCGTTTTCACCAAAAAATCTATTCAGTGTTGGAGGTTGTGGTAAATCTACTTTGACACCAATAAGACTCTCATATGTGGTGGTTTCTTGAACATCAGTTTGCTTTATCATTTTTCGCTTTCCTTACAATCGTCTTAATAGTTTTACTTTGTTTCTTACGTGCCATTTGTAGTGCTACTGGTTTAGCATGACTGGTAAACTTAATTCCATTTAGATGTTCCAGTTCATGTAAGAAGCATTGAGCACTTACACCTTCAAGTCTACCTTCTTTTACAATGCCATGCTCATCCATATATTCTACATCAATCCACTCTGGTCTGTCAACATTAAAAAACAATCCAGGAAAAGAAAGGCATCCTTCTTTGTTTTTGGCAATTGTTTCTGATTGCCGAATGACTTTTGGATTTAAACATACCATTTGAAACTCATCTGTGCCTATAACAAACATTCTTTCCGATACGCCACATTGATTGGCAGATAGTCCAACACCACCATATAACTTCATGGTCATCTTCAATCGTTTTGCCAATGTCACTAATGCTGGTGCAGGAAATCCATCTTTATATTCTGGAATTACCGTAAGCAACATGGGATAATTTTCACCAAACAATGGTAATGGATCAAGTCTCTCTGTTGTTTGTATACCTGCTGTGGTATCAATCGTTAATATCTCGCTCATTTTTCTAGTACCCATTCTTCAGCAAAGTTTTCTGCTGCATGTAAAGTTAGAAAGTCTGAGGTATATCTTGCACCAAAACTGTCCGTGCAGGTTACAATATAATTTTTTGTCTCTTCGTCCAAAGATACGACCGCTTTACGATCTCTATCCATGTGACCACTTATCTCTATCATTTTACTATCCTCGAAAAGTTTTTCACTTTTTCAAATTTAATTGTGTTAATAAACTTATCTTGAAGTATATCACCTTTGTGACTAATTACAAACAGATTCACACCTTCAAGACCATGTAGAATCTTCATTAGTTCTTCCGTGCCTGTGGTGTCTAAACTTGAATCAAACACTTCATCAAGTATCAGCAGATTGGTGTTGGAAGAGTTCTTTAGTTTTGCTACTGCTCTCCATGTCAACATCAATGCCATATCGATACGTTGCTTCTCACCCTCTGAGAAATTATGGTAACTAAAGTCATCACGATGGCGTGACTTGATTGTCTCTTTGAACGACTCATCAAGATTAAAGTTTACAAAAAAGTCTAATGAAGCAAGATACTTATTGACCAACTTGTTTATGATTGGTAAGTATTGTTTGATGATCTTGGTCTTGATACCAGAATCACGAAGCAAAGATGCCGCAGTATCATGGTAAGATTTCTCTTCAATCAAATCTCTCAATTCATTTTCTGCCGTAGTTATCTGATCATTCAATACTACCAATTCGTTGGCGTCAACATTTTCTTCCGTTGTATTTAGGTCAGCAATCTGCTTTTCTAATTTTGCAATTGCTGCTTCTAGCCCTGCTTTACCAGTTTGTTTTGTAGCAAGTTCGATTCGTACAGCATGAAGTTTCTGCTCATCGGAACGCAAAGATGCCAGCAAAGTTTCATGCTCTGCTATCTTTGCTTGAAGGTCTGTTAGACCTGTGGTAAGTTCCTGTTCTTTTGATAATAGATTGCCCAAGTGCCCTTCTTTAAACTCCAAGGTAATGGCCTGCCTACACGTTGGGCAATCAGCATTGTGTTCATAGAAACTTCTATCTGTTCCCACTTCGGATATCTTGCTTTCAATTTTCGATTCAACTTTTTTAAACGCAGTAATCTTTTTTTCATTTTCAGGAATTTTCGAGCAGACTTCGGTATATGTTTGTTTCTGTCGCTCCAGATCGTCAATCTCTCTATGTAGGGTGCGTATGGTTTCTCCGCAACTTTGTATCTCACTAGCATATTCGTTTACCTTTACTTCTTTATCTTCATTGAGTTTATCTTGATGCTCTTTCTTCAGAGTATACCGTTGCTTGAGTAATTCTATATCACTCTTTTTAACAATCATGCTTTCTTTGTTGACACTCAATCTCTCTCTTACCAATCCATTCATGGTAGAAAAGATTTGAATGTCTAATAAATCTTCAATGATGGCACGACGGTCAGATGCCGACAACTGCATAAACGGAGTAAAAGATGCTGAACCAAGAATGACAATCTGCGTAAATGATTTATAATTTAGTTTGACAACAAATCTTTCTAGATAATCTTGATAGTCACGGACGGATGCATCTTGATTAATTAAAACACCGTCTTGATATATCTCAAAGATATTTGGTTTGATACCACGAATAATCTTGTACTGTTTATTACCAATATCAAACTCAACCTCAACCACACAATCTTTACCGTTGATTGAGTTCAGGAGATTAGGTTTGTTTACATTACGAAATGGTTTGCCAAACAGGGCAAAGCATAACGCATCAAGCATGGTGGACTTACCAGAACCATTAGTACCAACAACTAGAGTGTTGGTATTACTGTTTAGTTTTAGTTCCGTAAAATAATTACCAGTTGAAAGAAGATTCTTCCAACGAAGTGTTTTGAATATTATCATTCAGTTTCAGTATTAAGTGCTTCAACATAAAGTTCACGCATTAGTCCTTTGAGTTTATCACTTTCTACATTCAATGTCAAGTTATCTATGTATTTGGAAAGAATTGTCATGGTATCTTCCGCTTGGTCAATCAAGTCTTGATCGGCATCAATTGCTAATTCAGTAAAATTTTCAACAATGGAAATGTCGGCAACACCTGCCTTGTATAATTGATCTATCACTATATCAAAAAGAAATGGATTTGTTTTGTTTACCACTACCACTTTAACATAAGAACCTTCATAGATTGAATAGTCGAACGTTCGGTATTGTTCTGCCATATTTTCTAAGGCATCATCATAGTTTATCTTATAGAACATACGGTATGGATTTTGAATGAATTCCATTTCACGGGTATGAGTATCAAAGATATGAAAACCTCTTGGGTCTTTGTAGTCTGACCAAGTTATTTCACCTGGAGTACCAACGTAGTGGATGTGACCATCATTAGACTTATGATGAAAATGTCCAGAAAGAACCACATCATACTTGGATAATTTATCTTTCTCTATACCTGTGTGACAGAATACACCACGTTCCATTTCAAAACCACGAAGTTCAAAATGACCTAAACAGATTTGTGATTTGGTTTGTTTGATTTGCTCAAAGATATCATCTTCATTATCATCACATAACCAAGGCACAATATCAATATCGATACCGTCAAAGTTAAGTGTAGTAAAAGAATCACATACAGTAATGTTGTCATACTCGTTTAAGAGTAATTGTGATGAGTTAACCTGTAAGGTGTTTTTGAATGCGACATCATGGTTGCCCAACAATGTAATGAACCGTATACCATTGTCTTGTAATTTCTTGAAGAAATATTCACGGCAGAGGTAAAGTGAGTTAAAGTTAATAAACTTCCGACGGTCGAATAGATCACCAAGTTGTATAACGGTAGTAACATTGTGATCCTTTAGATATGGAAAGAACGTGTTCGTGTAGAACTTCTCCATGTATTTATGAAACTCTAAAGAGTCACCACGCATTCCGTGATGCGTATCACCTAATATGCAAATTTTCATATTACTATTCTACATCATTTTGTAGAAAAGATTCAAGTCCTTCTGCTTTCTTTTCCTTTTTCTTCTTCTTATTTTCCTCAAAATTAAAGATGAATTCGGAAATGTTATCGTACAATTCAAACTGTTTCATATTACCATTTTCATCTTCAAACATTTCACCTTCATCCAATAATCCAAATTGTTGAGTTGCCTTATACTTTACATATAGTTGTTTCTTTTCCTTCATAATTCGACGGAGAAAAGCATAGTAAATTATCTGAGTGAAGTATGCAAATGGATTCTTTGATTTGGCAGGATCAAAATTGCGAAAGTATTGAATGCAGTTCTCAACACCATCACATATCATTTCGTCTCGGTAAGTGTATGAAATGAAGTTTGGTTTGCGAGACAGATGTTCAGCAATCTTTAGAAAGCATTCACCAATATAGTTAGGTATCTTAGGTTCTGGTCCATCTGTTTCTTTTGCGTTCGCACAGTCCTCATGATACTTAATGAGTGCTGCCAGAAAGTCTGCGTTGTTCACATAATGATTTGTAGCCATAATATTATTTACCTTTTTAATTGCTTGACATCTTTGAGGCCAGGGTGTAAAATGCTCTTGTAGTGATTGAAATCTAATTATACATTACCATAGATGTTGTTCTTAATCATTCTATAACCCGTCAGCAACTCCATAATTCCACTATCTAAATCATACATTGGTTCAAATCCAGTTGCTTCTAACTTAGCATTAGAAACGATGTAGTTTCTTTGATCTGGATCTTTCTTAATCTCCCCTTCAACAATCGAGAAACCAGGAACATGCTTCTTGATTATCTCACACAATTCTAACTTAGACACATTCGCAGATGAGAGGCCTACATTATATATCTGACCCTTCATTGTATCAAAATTATAGATGGCATGAATGAATGCGTCACACACATCACGGACATGGATATAATTACGTTTGAAATGTCCCTCAAATATAACAACATAACCATCATTGACTGCACGATAGGTCAAATCATTTACTAACAAATCAGTACGCATACGTGGTGACATACCAAACACAGTTGCCAAACGATAACTGATTGAGTTCTCACGTTGCATAAACATTTGTTCCACTACCACTTTATCTATGGCATACTTAGATATAGGACTGAGTGGTGACTCTTCAGTGCATAAATTATTCTCATCACCTGAACCATATGCTGAGTTGGTTGTAGGCATAATGATTCGTTGCTCTTTGGATATTTTATCCAGCATCATAAAGATTGCTTCTTTATTGGTAGTATCAGCACCAACCACATCTTTGTTACATAGAGGCGCACCAACTAATGCTGCCAATGGAATAATTATATCAGCATCTTTCAGCAATGGTTGGATGTGAGCAAGATTTCTAATGTCGCCATTGACCACATTGAATCGTGGGTTATGGCACAAATGATTTAAACTTGCCTGCTTGTACATAAAGTTATCAAGTACAGTTACCTTGAATCCTAAGTCTAAAAGAAATTCTGATAGGATAGAACCAATGTATCCTGCACCACCTGTCACTAAAACATTATTCATATTATACCCTATTCAATACGTCAGTTATTTCTTTGATTGCATTCTTTGATAACGATGGGTAATTACCTATATAAAAACTATA